TGGTCCGCAATAGTCGGATCTATCATATGGAAGTCTACCGTACTGTCATTGTCACCTGATTTCTCGTAACCTTCCACACTGAAGAAACCATCACCAACTGAGGAACACGGATATAACTTAATTGAAAATGAAGTTCCAACTGGGAACACCTTAGTGTTTGGATTCTCCAGAATCTCTCCCAATTTCCACCTATCATTATGATAACTAGTAATTCCCGGTCCATAAAATACGGGCCAAGCATTTCTAGCTTGCATACCAATGTAGTCACTTGTCTCAGAGCCTGTTGCTCTCGACATAGTGTTATCTCTGTTACCAAGTGGTGTTTTGTTAACATATATTGATCCTCTATTAGCGTCCCCATTAGGGCCAGTATATGAGAAATCAACTTGCGAACACAAAAATCTAGCTGATGCAAAATTAGACATATTAGTAGCACTGAGAGCCGGATAGCCAATTGCTTGTTTAACAGCATAAGTGCCATCGCCTGATGGATTTTGCTCACAATTAAAATAACACGCCGTTGATGAGAAACCATTAGTGGTTTCACCAGCTGCTGGAGCTTTATCCGAAGGACCACAGTTCCAGGGTCTTATTATAAAATGTGCCTTTCCATCGCTATTAGTAGCCAGTGCTATACGTAACCTTGTACGGATAGCTAGAGTACGGGCTCCATAACCATCAGGTAGTTGCGCTAAAGGCGCAGTAGCCGGGTTACGAAGAAGGGCTCCGTACGAGCTCAACGTTTTCTTTGCGGCTCGTCCTGTTCTTCCTTTTCTTTTGTTTCTTGATACTTTGGTTGCCTGAAGTTGTGACTTTTGATTGTCTACTTTCTTCTCTAACTCCTGTATCTTTGCTCTCTGATTTCTGATTCTTCGATTCATTATTTACTAAAAATTGTACGTGTCGATCAACTCTACCCTCAATAATGTCGAGTGCTCGTTGCTTGTCTTTTGCCCACCCTTGACAAACAGTACCATGTTTATTTTCAACATAATCTCTAACCAAAACATCCTGCATGATGTTATACAATGGATGAAATCGTAAATCTTTATAAAAACCTATTACTTTCTCTACTTTGTCTTCTTCAACCTTCGGATAGGAGAAGTAGTGATTCAAGAAAACACGTTGGTAGTTTACGAGATAAGATTTGTCTACTAAGAAGCATCGTGAGCAGAAATTAAACTGGAAGTCATTAACGGGAACCAACTCCTTAAGAGCTATACCATAGTCATTAAACTTCGTAAGATATTTCAACGGTGGTATATCATGCGGTAAAGATATAACCGAGTCATCACCATAGAAAATACCTTTACAAACATAGCCTCCACCACATTCATATCTAGCAATCATATTCATAGCTATATTGCCCAAAGAATTAAAGAAAGAGGTGTAAAGTATTCCACTGTTCATTATACCCGGAATATCATATGTTCTAACAGTTCCGTCGGGAAAAACGTACTTACTATATGTTAGATTATGACATATGTTTGATGTTACAATGTAAAATCTGTCTTTTTCAGCATCATTAGTGAATACAGCGTCAGCGACCTTACACAATGCTGAAAAACAGACATGGAACATCCAATCACGGAAGTTCCAGTCCCAGCTACTGACGTCTGATTCATAGACCTTTTCACCATTAGATTTCAACTCCATAAAACTATCATACAATTCTCTACAACCTTCGGTTGTGTTCATATCACATCCTATTTTTGTCCTAAATTTTCTTGGATTTTCAGATGCAGAGCTTATCATGTTTTTATGAATAAGTTTGTGTATTATAAGATCAGCTACGTCGCATTGCTTAATATCTCTGAATCTACCCTGTTCAACCTTAAGTCGTGGGTGGTATTCATTCTTGATAAAGACAGTGGTATAGCCATATATATTATCTTCTTTTGCACTAAATAGTGACAGAAGACGTTCATATATTGTCTTAACTAACTCAACTCTACCCACGGGATTTCTAATTAGAGCTCCACACGTAGGGTAGTTTATTGAGAAAGGATAACCGGGTCCTGATTTCGAATTCACCAAGCCTTCCAATTGTGAGTCAATGTAATTGGAAAATGTTGGTAAGTCATCTAGCAAAGCTGGAGTTCTGATAATATCAGGAACTTTAACCTTAGTTAAATCAAACTCTGACAGCAAGAATGAAGCTACACTTTCCAACACGTCACTATCTGGTACTTTGTTAGGTACACATCTGCGAGATGAGTGATATCTCCAGCAGGAAAGTACTCCTTCAGTTCCCAATTTTGGTGGTAAGAAATCAGTCTCAATACCTTTGAGACTAACCGGTAAATTTTCAATAATTGGTGGCGGTAAGCTCTTGGTATGAGTCTTTGGAGGTAACACGTTATCAATAATTTTTACGTTAGGAAGTTCTTCTGGAGCTTTAATCTCATTAGACTCATTATGGACTCGCCTATTACGGCGTTCTCTGACTAATTTTGGTAAAGCTCCTCTACCCTTACGTACAAAACGTGAAGAATACTTCTCATCATATTCTTTAGATTTACGTTTCATTTCTTCGTTATAACGATCAGTGTCTCGAGTAAGGTGAGTCATTTCTATGTGTCTGATACCTCTTTGGATTTCCCTGTCGAGAGCTTTTGCTTCGGCATAATCCAAAGGGTCATCACGTCCATTAAAATGAAACAATTGATCACGATCAAGTCTAACCTTAAAATGCTTTCCCAAGCTT